TCTTATGCTGTTTGTAACGGAAAATTATACGGTTGGAAGCTTGTATTTAACATTCACGCAGATGTAATTAAAGGCAATAAAAATGATTTTGTTCCAGTTGTTGTTTGGAATATCGCTGATGCTGATTGGGCAAGACTTGATATGTATGAAGGCTATCCTTCTTATTATGTAAAAGAAACAGTTAATGTTATACTTGACGATGGAGCAGAAGAAAAGGCTATTGTGTATGTAATGGCAGATAATAGAAAGGGTATCTGTCCTCCTACAAGCGGTTATTTTAATGGCATTGTCAAAGGATATATGGACAACGGAATTAATACGGATTATTTGTTTGATGCCTTGAACTATTCATGTAATAACGAAACAGAGTATAATCAGTATAAAACGAAAGAGATGGTTTAATGAGAAAAAGCAAAGCTGCTTATATGAATTATGTTTGTCCGTATTGTTGGCACACATTAAATAATTGTACTTGTGAATTGTTTCCGCCTTATCATTTAATTTTTGTTGATAATGGTATACAAGAACATATTCGTATATTAAATGAAAAGGGATACCGCACAACTGGTTGTTGCGAGGGGCATATGAAGGTTTGTATCAACACATATATTGCCTTTTCAAAAGATTATTTTAATGATGCAAATATACCAGAGGGATTTAGGTATAACAAAAAGAGGAAGATGGTTACTTATACCTATTCAACAAGATTGACAAAAGAAAATATGGAAAAGCTTAAAAAAGAAAAGCTAGAAACACTATTAGAATGGTGTAAGAACTTGCCTAATCGAAACACGGAGAAGTAATTTCTCCGTGTTTTTATTTATATAACAAATTATTTTAATTTTTAAAAATTAGTTTTTTAGGTTAATTCATCGTTAGTTTGACCAGAAAAATTTGATTTTTAAAAATTAAAATTTAGTGTTTGACCGCTGCAAAAATAATTAATATTTAAAAACTAAAAATATTTGTCTGGAAATTATTTCATAAAAACTACTTGACAAAATGCTTTTTATATGATATAATATGTGCATAAAGATATGAGAGGAAGCGGTAAAAATGAAAAAATAAAATCATTAAAATCTGCGAAGAATACAACTGGACTTTTAAAGGTAAAACAAGTAAGGGATGGACAGTAGAAAACAATCTGTTGAATGGACATATAATTACATCGCCTACTTTAGAGGGGTTGTACAACTGTATGATGAAATGGATAGTAAAAAAGGATGAATAAAAACAAAAAACTACTTGACAAGTATATAAAAGCATGATACAATATAATAAAGATAAGAAATGCAAGCATAAAGGAGGAACTAAAAATGGAAAAATGGAAAGTGTTTTATTACGGAGAAAAAGAGTTGGGTGCGTACACGGTGTATGGAACTTTTGATGGCGAAGAAGAGGCAACAAAAGAACTGTTGGCAAATGAAAATGGAATTGCTGCCGAAGATATTAGAGTGGTAATTGAAGAGCGATAAAAGTAAGATTTTAGCTCAGTATAACTATTAAATATATACTGTTAAGAGGTGATTGTTATGCCTTATAAAAGCGAAAAGATTAAGTTGAAAGGTTTGCAAGATAGGCGTAAGAGGCTCACAGACGAGCAGAGAGAAGAAATTAAAAAGTTGTATGGAACTGGTTATTATAGTTTAAACGACTTGGCTAAGAGGTTTGTAGTCAGCAAGAAAACAATTCTCTTAATTGTTAACAATGATAGTGCAGAAAGAGCTAAGCAATATCGAAAAGAACATTGGAAAGAATGGCAACGAACTGGAAAAGAACACAATGAAGCTATTAAGAATACACGAAAATATAAACAAGGATTATATAAGGATGGCAAGCTAAAAGACGAATAATAAGGAGGAAATCATAATGAGTTATGTAAGAAAAGTTGGAGATATGACGGTGTTTGTTAATTGTGTAAACAATCCAGAAGCAACATATGAAATGTATTATAAAGATATTGAAAAGAAGATTATTGCTGATGGTTATAAACCAGAAACCACAATAGATAATTTGATTTCTATGATTATCTTGTCTTTTGATTGTGATGATAATTATGGAGAGTACGATGAAGAAACTGGGTTTGGCGGATATGGAGAAGAATTTACTTTGGAAGAATGTTTCCGTTATGTAGAAGAATCTGGTGGGTATAGAGAGTTTGATTACTACTGCTAAACTACTTGTCATATGACAAGTATAATGTTAAAATATAGTTGACAAATAAGTAAATAAAATTAGGAGTGAAAAAATATGGGAAAGCCTGTAACTAGTAATGTGCAGAGGGCAGAAACAAAGCCGTTAAATACAAAGGTAAACAAGGAAGTTTTTGAATCTTTTAAAGATTATTGTGCTTATCTTGGTTATCCTATGAATGTTGTACTTGAAACTTTTATGCGTCAATATTCTAATGGTAGATTCAAGTTGGATAAAGAAGATATTTTAAAATTTAAGAACGACGAAAAAGAAGTAGACACCTTGAATACAACTTTTAATAAAGAAATTTATCTCGATTTTAAATCTACTTGTAAAGGCAATGGATATTTTGTAAAGCATGTTATCACAGCTTTTATGGAGAAATTCGCAAGCAGAGATTTTATTATGGAATATACAAATGTTGCGGATGTGACAAAAGAATAAAATATGGGGGTTGATTAAAATGTTTGACTTACTATTCATTGTATCCATTGTTGGAAGTGCCGTACAACTTGTTAAAGAAACTTGTACTCCAACCATTCCTGCGGAGAACTGGGCAAATAAAGAGCTTTACCATAAGGATATTATGGATGGCGTTTCTATTGAACAGCGTATGAAAAACCTTGAAAATGGCAAATATAAATTAAAGTAAGATGAATTAAGCAGAGAAGAAAAATATATTAAATTAAAATGTAAGCACACATATAGTTTGAAATAAAAGTATAAAAATTTAGAAAAACTACTTGACAAATTGGTAAATATATGATATAATTACAACACAAAGATAAAGGAGTGATAACAATGGCAATGCCTATTCGTAAGCAAGAAACTAATAATGTTATAACACTCTCTTTAGTCAATGGAACATTGGTCAAGAAACCAGAAGTTAGATATAATAAGGACGGGAGTGTTGATAAACGACATTCTAACAGGGTGTCTGGTGTTAGCTCAACTGTTTATCCATTTAATGTAGAAGAAATTAAAGCCATTATTGATGTGCTTAATAATCGTATTAATGAAGCGACAAATGAAAATCAAAAACAAATTGCTTGTCGGAATAAAATGTTGTTCCTAATTGGGGTTAATGTAGGTCTTAGGGCAAGTGACTTAATGCAATTGCGCTGGTCTTATTTTTATGAAGACGATATGACATTTAAAAAATCCTATGTGTTACAACCAAAAAAGCAAAAGAAAACAGGTAAGTTTGTAGAAATATTTTTTAACAAAACTGTAAAGAAAGCTATCGAAAATTATGTAAACGATTACCCTATTGAAGATTTAAATGGATATTTGTTTAAATCAAGAAAAGGAGATAATCCAATTACTGAAAGAGGCTTGTGGAAAATTGTTGTCGATGTTGCCGCTGATGCAGAGATTGATAAAAATGTTGGAAGTCACTCTCTCCGTAAAACTTGGGCAAGAAATATCTATGACAATGCGGAAGATAAAAGCGGAGCATTAGTAATGCTTCAAGAATGTTTAAGACATTCAGATTCTTTAACAACACTTCGATATATTTCTATTATGGATGAAGAAAAGAAAGACATGTATGAAAGTATTGAATTGGGATTGGATTACATTTAAAATATAACCAAAGGAAGCGGAGGTATTATTAATGTCTTTAGAAAAAGCAAGCATTGTTTGGTCGGCAAAGCAATTGAGCGGAATGGTTAAGAATGGAAAGATTGACTTTAATCACATTATACAACGAAGCTATGTTTGGGAAAGAACAAGAAAGTCAAGTTTGATTGAAAGTATGATTCTTGGATACCCAATTCCTGCCGTCTTTGCTAAAAGAATGGACGATGGTAGTGGTAAAAGAGGTAGCAACACATATTATATTATGGATGGTAAACAAAGACTTTCAACTGTTAAAGAATTTCTAAATGATGAATTTGCTTTAACTAAATTAGCACCAGTTATTTATTTTGATACTGATGCAGACAAAGAGGTTGAAGTTGATATATCTGGTATGAAGTTTAGTGAACTGCCAGACGGATTAAAAGATTTTTTAAATACTGTAACATTTGCCGTAACATATTTTGATAATCTAACCAAAGAAGAAGAAAGAGAATTATTTAAAAGATTGAATAATGGGAAACCATTGTCAACTAAAAATAGAACACTCGCTTCTGCTAAGAATATCGAAGAGTTGCTTGATATTGGTTCTCATAAATTGTTTGAGGAAATGTTAACGGAAAAAGCAAAACAATCTAAAAATCAGGCAGTCCTTGTAACAAAAGCTTGGACAATGCTCAATCGTGATGTGGAAAATATTTCGTTTGCAAGTAAAGATTTTAATCCACAAATTGAAGAGATGGAGATTTCTGATAGCGAAAAGTTAGAATTGGTTAAAGTATTTGATTTTGTTGTTGGCGTTCACGACGAACTAATTGGAAATCGTGAAAAAGATGTGGCAAAGAAATTGTATACGGAAACACATCTTATTTCACTTATTCCATATGTAAAACAGTCTATAAACGATGGCATTAGCGAATCAATGTTTGCAGAATTTTTGATTAGCTTCTTTAAAACAGAAAATGATTCAGATGTATATACAGATTATATGGAAGCGTGTAGCAATGGAATAGCCAGAAACGCATCGGTTGTTGCTCGACATAACGCTCTTGGAAAATCTTATAAAGAATTTTTTAAAGAAGAAAATTCTAAAAATGTATTGACAACAGTGTAAATATAGTATATAATATCAACGAAACTTGGAAGCAGATGGAAAATCTGTTTCCAAATACATAAGATTTAATGTTATATGATATAAGAGGTATTAATATGGTTGATGGTATTGGTATAACTGGAACTAAGTATCCATCCAAAGTAAACGGAAAAACAACAAAGGAATATGACACGTGGAGACATATGTTAAAAAGGTGTTATAATGAAAAACACAAAGAAAAACAGCCGACATATAAAGATGTTGCTTGCTGTCAAGAGTGGTTGTATTATCCCAATTTTTATGAGTGGATACATAGTCAGGAAAATTTTGATAAATGGTATGGCGAAGATAGGTCTGCCATTGACAAGGATATATTAGTGAAATGCAACAAACTCTATAGTCCAGACACTTGTTGTCTAGTGCCTCAAAATGTTAACAGCTTGTTTACCAAAAGAAGTCGCAATAGGGGAGAGTTGCCCATTGGAGTATCTAAACACGGTAATGGATTTAGAGCAGAGTGCAAGAACCCCTTTACAAACAAACAAGAAAAGTTGGGAACATACCCAAGCCTCGAACAAGCCTTTCAAATTTATAAATCCTACAAAGAAAACCTTATCAAACAAGTCGCACAGACGGAATTTTCCAATGGTAATATTATAGAAAAATGTTATAACGCAATGATGAATTATATCGTAGAAATAACGGATTAACTATTAAATATATAAACAATTAAAAGATAAATTTTAAGTGGTGGAGGATTTAATATGGGTTGCGATACTTGTGGAAAAATCAAAGGATATGTAGGCAACGAAGACATTTTTGAATTTATCAAACAGAAGTATGATAATAATGCGGTAAACGAAGTATCAAAAAGGGTTTATCGTCCTCTGTCGGAATGCGATTGGGAATATGATATCAACGAACATAGCGAAGATAATAAAAACTGGTATTCCTATTATGGCTTTATATACTTTAAATACAATGGCGAAAGTAGAGCATTGTTTTATATGTATGATAACACTAATTGCCATGAGAACTGGCAATATTACACAGAACTTGGTCTTAAAGATATGGTCGAGTCTGAAACTACACATATTATGTTGGGTTGTTGGGGAGATAGCGTAAAAATCATCAAGGAGATTGTAGAGAACTTTGGTGGTGGTTGGATTGACGAGAATGATTGTGATGGCGATATATATTATTGGCTAGAAACAAAGCGTGGTACGGAAAATATATCAGAAGTAGAAGTGACCGCTGACGAAAAGGTTCGAGCTGCCTTGTATAATTTTCAATGTGCTATGGGCATTCGTCCTAATAGAATTACTATGGGGTGCAATTTGTCAGACGAATTAAGAAGAATGTATATGTGTAATACACCTTCGGCAGAAGTTGTATATGAATACGAAGGCATTCCAGTTACAGTTGATTATAAAAATCCAAACACCTTAGAGGTTGCATATGCAATGAAGTTGTGGGATTGAGGTGGAAAATATGACAGATGAAAAGTTTGAAAGAGCCTGTGAGATAAAAGCAAGTATTGATACAATATCTGAATTGCAAAGCTTGCTTGGCAATGCAAAAAACAACGGATTTGGGAACAAATATCTAGCAGCAATTGATGCTACAAAATTCAATAATAGTGGTTATGTTGTTGAAGAATGTAAAGTTTTAAACCACATTCAAGTACCCGTATTTATTATGGAAAAATTTGAGAGCATTCTTTGGGATGAATATCATAAGTTGTTGAAAGAATTTGAAGAACTTTAAAAGACAGATTTTAAGAGGTAAAAGTTATGCTGATTTTAAAAGGTGATTGTGGTAAAAGCAGAGTAGTAGATATTCTTATGAATAAAACAAAGAGTATTTGTTTTGTGTATAATGATTATCCTCTTATCTTTAATGCTATTGGTTTGGACAGCAGAGAATATTCTTTAAAGGATTTTTTGGAGTGTATTTCTGGTGTGCTTAAGCAAGAAACTATTAAGGATAGACATTATCATTATCTTATAATCTATACAAATCGAGATGAAATAGATTTGCAAGAGATTATTAATTGGTTGAACGATAATAGATGGAACATTCCTTGTAGAGATATTATTTTAACTTGCATTTAATATAAATATTTAAAGGAGAATTAATTATGAATGTTATTGGAGCAGCATTGGAAGAACTGTACAGAATCTTTGGCATCTTGAATCGTGATAAGTTTAACGGAGAATTGACAGAACCCGTCATTACTATTCAGAAGACCAGAGGCAGAACACTTGGACATTTCACTTTAGCAAAGGTTTGGAAGGATAAGAACAATGAAGAGTCGGAAGAAAATTCCTACTATGAAATTAATGTAGACCCTAGATGGTTTAATAGCCGTACTCCTGCCGATGTTGCGGAAACCCTATTGCATGAGATGTGTCATTATCATAACAAGGTGAATGACATTAAGGATTGTAGTGGCAATGTTCATAATAAGAAGTTTAAGGCTTCTGCGGAAAAAGTTGGCTTGGTAGTTGAGAAGGGCAAGGGTGTTGGTTTTGGTTACACATCTATGTCTGAGGCTCTGGAAGCCTATATGAACGAAGTTGTTAAGCCTAGTGAGGTAGCATTCGAATACTTTAGAACCGCTCCTATGAAGCTGTCTGGAGCTGGTGGCGAAAGAAAGAAGACTGTATTCAAGTACACTTGTCCTGAATGTGGTCAAGAGGCAAAGGGTAAGAGAGATATTTCTATTAAGTGTGGTCGCTGTGATGTGCTTATGAAGATGGAAGATGTTGACACGGAAGATTAAGAGGTAATGTTATATGGTATATGTAGGAGATAAGTATATTTTACATTCTTCAAATGGAATGGATTATAGCATTGAAGTTGTTAATGTGAACGATTTTAGAGAGCCATCTATGAAGTATGGAATTGATATGTATGATGACAATGGTACATACGCAGGTGATGTATTATTTGTTGGAGAAGACTTTTTCGGCAATTGTGAAAAGGTAAGCAATTAAAAGTAAAGTTTTAAGAGGTGTAAGATATGAAAGAAAATCTAAAAATCAAAAAAGAAGAAACAATCTTTATACATATCGCAGAATATAATGATGGCAGCAGAATCTATTTGGTTGGCGGTGGAACAAAAAATAATGGACAATTAGAAAGTTTTAATACGCCAAAAGAATGTGTAGAAGAAGTTAGACAAAGAACTGCTTTAACATTGCTTGAAATGTAACACATAAAAGAAGATTTTTAAGAGGTGTATTATGTTTAAGGTAATTGATGCTTGCGGATTTGTCCATGATGCTTATGGAACATTTATTGATGAATATGGTGATATTCAGTTTATTTTATGTCGCTGCGATGGAAAATTTTATAAAACGGATTCCATAGCTGGATATTACGAATTGTACAAAGAAGCAGATTAAAATTCTTGTTTTAAGAGGTAAATACATATGGAAGATAAAGTATTAAGACTTGTATATGTGTTCGACACCACAGAAGGACTAACAGAATTGAGAGTATTGGCTGATAGTGTCGAACAGAGAAATGGTTGGGTTCTTGCCATCTGGCGCAATCAAGTGGTCGGTGGTGTAAAAGAAGAACATTTAAAAGCTTTTTATTTGGAAGCAGATAGTTAAAATTCTCATTTTAAAAGAGGTAAATGTATATGATGGATTATAAAAATACAATTAAACATTTGGAATCTTGCGTGTTTACTTGCATTAATCCAGAGCTTGCCAAAGAAGCGGCAACAACTATTCGATTCTTAGCAGAACAGTTGGATAAGGCTGAGCGATGTATTTATGCCATTGAGGACGCTCTTGACAGAGGTAATGACAACGATTGGGCAAGAGACGCTATTAATGAATGGGAGAATGGGGGATGGAATTAAATGTTTGGATTAACCAGAGGAGATTTGATTTTTATTGTGGAAGATTTTTTAGCTGAATACTTCCACTTTGAATCTGTCACATTAAATAAAGAAGCAATTATGAAACTAGAAAATATTGCAAAGGATTACGCAAGAGTAGGTGAATTTATCCCTTATGATTCTGTAAGGGATGACGATTAATAAAGAGGTAAATGTATATGAAATTTCCTATTGAAATGTATAGAATCCGTGAGGAAGATGTAAAGATTAAAGTTCCTTGCGAACACTGTCTTGAAAAGGGTATTGTGGATAAGCGTTGCAACAGATGCGGTGGCAATGGTGTACACAACAAGACAATTAAAGTATGGAATGTTGCACCTAGAACTGTAACAGTTGAGAAGATTGATAGAAGTTGTGAGGATAATTTTTACAGAGGCATCCAGACTTCTTATGTTGGTGGTTTAAGATATTGGACTTGTGCTTCTGAATATTATAACGAAAAAAGCAAGCTGTTACATTTTAATAGAGATGATGCGTGGAATGAATGTGCTAGAAGAAATGCAGATGTAGCAGATATCTTGAAGATTCATGTTAGAAATAGAATTGTCGAGAGAGAAGATTGGCTTCGTTATTTATAGCTTAAAACAATATTTTTAAGAGGTAAAAGATATGGCTAGATATTATTATAGTTTAAGTGAAAATGGTTGGGAATATACTGGTGCAATTGAGGTTGAAGCAAACGAAAAACCTATTTGCACAAATACAGATGACGAACATTCATTGGAAGTGAATGGTGTGAAGATATTCTTTGACGAAGAGATTGAAGAAGCGAACATATAAAATAAGGTTTTTAAGAGGTAACGAATATGAATGTAATAAATGAGCATAACCGAAATTTTTATCTTAATTTGTATAAAGATATAGTTCTGGTTAATGGCGAATATTGTCTACAAACTCCGTATGAAGAAGATGAAAACGGAAATATTAAAAAGACAATTGAGCATAGTTCGAATCTCAATAAAAATGTATTTTCTAAAGACTGTGGCAGATGTGTACATAATTTTTGTAACAATTGTCTAATTCGTACAATGTTAGAAAAACTTCCAGAGCACCATTATATTCCTTGTAGCTGGAATGCAAATTGTGATGCATATTCTCCTATATATCCGTTAAATATTATTAAGTCTAAAAATGAAATGATTGACTTTATTGAGAAGGCACAGAATTTCTTTGGTTGTCCAGAAGATTATGAAAACTATTTTGGGTTTGAAAGACGATGGAATGAGGAAACTGGCGATGTTTTAGAATCAGTAAAGGAATATTATGAGAGAGATGGTAGGTTTGAAAACATTCCCGATAAATATCCTTGTGTTATCTATTTTGGTGTCGTGGACTTTGACGGCATGAGAGGTCGTGATGAAAAATTAGATTGGATTTATATAGGAGAAGAAAATGAAAATTGATTCATTAAAGTTACAAGTTGAATTTGATTTTGATAATTTAATTTGCACAGTTACCGACACAGAAAGAAACATAAGCGATGGATACAGATGTTATGAACCATTTGGTGATTATGCACAAACAATTAATAGCATCCGTGATTTTAATAAATTTATAGGTGATAGCGTTGGTGCGTTTTTAGATGATAATGGATACGACGCATACGATATGGACTGTTACTATTGTGAACTTTGGGAACAAGGTGCAGAGGATGGAACTTGTATTCATTATGTAAATAAAGACTGCCCTTATGGTTATTGTGACGAATATCATGGAATAAAATAAGACTTTAAGAGGTAAAGTTATGGATTTAGAAAGACAAAAGACGAACTTCAAAAATCATATAGCAACACTGACTGACTATGGCAATATTAAGATTCTTGATTTTGCAAATCCTAATTCATCCCATTATCGCATTCGATTCATGTTTGAAGAAGATTATTGTCGCTTGCATATATCTGGCGATTTAGGCGAACTTATTGCAACTAACTATAATAATATGACTTTCAATAAATTTACTGATTTTGTAAATAACACAGGGTATTTTGAAGAGAAAGTAGATTGCCATAATAGAGCGTTTTATTATTACGATGCAGATGTTGCCAAACAAGAATTAAAAGAGCGTTTTGAAGAATACGAATTTCTAGATTATACAGATGAATATTCTTGGCAAGACAATGATGAAAAAAGATTGGAATATATTTTAGATGATATATTGTATGATTTTTCTGATGGCACTGGACTTGGCAGTAGTAGTTATGAAAAATTGAGTGAGTTCGATAGCGACTATTGGGAATGGGCATATGATTTAGGAAAGAAAAGTACTGGCATTCTTGACTTATATATGTTGGCATTCAAGTTGGCTATGGAACAATTAAAAGAAAGGTTTTAAGTGGTGGATTATGAACGGCGTAGATATTTTGGCAATGGAAGAAATCGTAACAGAAACTACTTGTAATTGGTGGTTGGCTGGGCTGATTTATTTGACAATAGCAATTGTATGCGCAGTTATAGGTTTTTTCATTGGCAACGATTGTAAGGTTATTAATATCTTAATTGGGTTCTTAGTTGGCTGTTTAGCTGGATTACCGATTTGGTTGTCGGTATATGTAGTAACCAATACGCCAGTCACCTACGAGAATCAATATAAAGTAACTGTCACAGATGAAGTATCCATGAATGAATTTATGGAAAAATATGAAATCATCGAACAGGATGGCAAGATTTATACAGTAAGAGAAAGAGATTAAAAGAAGGATTTTAAGAGGTGCTTGATATGAAAGATTTTTATGATTATGTAGAAGAAGACCCCATTGCAAAGATTGAGTATTCAAAGGGCTTGTACAATGACCAAGTGCATAAGGTAGAAAAAGAGGAATATATCAAGACTCTCTTGTTTGCTGATTATGTAAAACAGGTTAAAATGCATAAGTCAAGATATGACTATGTTGGGAGCAAGTTGTTTAAAGAGGCTGGAAGCCAAATTGGAAACAAGAAGAAAAAGGAAAGAGAAAAACTTGCAATCCTTGAAGGTTTTATCCAAGAAGACTTTTTCAATGGTAACAATGGCTTTAAGATTACCCATATTACTAGTGGCGGTTATGAGAGCTATTATTGGGGTGTAGAGTTTGAAGGCTATGGACAGACAGTTATCATTTTAATCCCGATGATGGACAATATTAATGTGAAAAATTTCGAACACGCCTACGATGGAAAGTTTGTTTTCCTCATTAAAGATGGTCAGTATTGCAGCTCCGTAAAGAAGATGAGTTACAAGATTGAAGAAGTGGCAGAATATATTAAAGGATATTTTGAATTGGACAAGGTGAATGAAGATGAGTATTGATATTGATAAATTGCTTGATTCTAAGCATGTAACCGTATCTGCAAGTGGTGAACATAAAGCAACTGCCACAGTTGGCAGAGATACAATTGAAGCGGAGTATCATACATATGAGCGTGTTGATTGGTTTGGAATTAACGAACCAAAGTGGACATTGTGGGACAAAATTACAACTCCGTTCTGGAAAATTAAGAGTTGGTTCAAAGATACATATTGGGAAATTCGTTATGGCTTTCAAAGAATGTTTAAGGGTTATGATAGTGTAGATACATTTGAAACATTTGCTAAGTTCATTGAAAGATATACAAAGATTCTTACGGAATATCGAAAGTACCATGTAGGTTATGTTGGAACAATGACAGAAGAAGAGTGGGACGGCATTATTGATGAAATGCTTTATCACTTGCATTATATGGATGAACATAATGTAGAGGCAGAATTAGAGAGGGGTATTCCAGACGATTGGGGCGTTAGTCAGCGAACCATTGACGAAGTTATGGAGAAGCATAAGAATGAGTTCTTCAAATTGTTTTCGGAATATTTCTATAATCTCTGGGATTAAAATCAAGCTTTTATGAGGTAAAGTTATATGAAGAGAATTTTTTGTAGAGGATATAGCCCAGAATTGCATGATTTTATCATTGGATATTACACATGTTTTAATGGCGACGAACATCGAATTTATGACGGTTATGTCGAAACAGATTGTGGAGATTATTATCCAGATTGGTGGTAGGTCATTCCTGAAACGGTTGGCAGATTTACTGGTTTAACAGACAAGAACAAGGAAAGAATCTTTGAAGATGATATTGTGATTCACCATACAATTCCCATGCTTGTAAAGTGGGATGACGATTCAGCTTCTTTTGTTGTTGGTTATACTATGAATGGTCGGTATTATGAAAACACTTTACATGGTAATGGATATTTAGAGGTTATTGGAAACATCCATGAAAATCCAGAATTGTTAGAGGTAAGCATATGAGAGACGATTTAGAAAAGTTGTTTGTGGAAGAAGTTTTGCTATATGACATGACGGAGCCATTGGAGATTCTTAACTGGTATCGAAACTTATATTACAAAGAAGAAATGAACACTGAAAGAAGTATTGTGGCTTGGGCTATTAATGATTTATTTATGAAATATAAAGATGTATTTCAGTGAATTGTTTACAGTTTATTCATAATGTGTTCATAATTAGATTTTATAATACTAGTAGAAAAACAAAGGGGCGTGTAAGAATGGAATGGGTTTCTATTATTGATAGATTGCCAGAACCAGAAACAGATGTTTTAATATATTGTGGTGGTAATATTGACATTTTAACTTATAAGTATAACCGCATGGGGAGAACTTGTTTTATGTATCAAGATGATTGCGGATATTGGAGAGAAAGGCATAGTCCATCCGTTACATACTGGATGCCTCTGCCAGAACCCCCGAAAAATTAAAATCGAGATTTTATGAGGTAAGAATATGTTTAAAGTAATTAATTTGTGCGGCGATATTTATGACGCATATGGAACTTTTGTTGATGAAGATGGAGATATTCAATTTATTTTGTGTAATAGTCTAGGAGAATTTTTCAAGACAGACGATATCGCAGGATTCTATGAGCTGTATAAAGGCAACGATTAAAAAGAATATTTTAAGAGGTAAAGATATATGATTGAATTATTAATTGGATGGGGAGCTATCAATGCTACGGCTTTGTTTTTGCTTTTGCTACTTTGTTGCGAAGGTGCAAATTTCAGTTTTGTAAATCCAATGGTTATTTACGACAATATAGCAGTTAATTGGTTTGGAGCGTGGCTTTTGGCTATTGTGTTTAACATCCTTTTTCCCGTTATTGCGATACCATATTGGATTTATAAGATTTGTACAGTAGGAAGATAACACTTAAAAAGTTTATTTTAAGAGGTGAAAAATGAATTTTATCAAAGAAAATAAATTATTAATAAAAAATATTATTATTGCGGTAATTATGGTAAGTATTATCATAGGACTTACATTCTACAGCAACCAATTATATAATCAACTAGAAAAGGTTACGACAGAGAAAGAACTTGTTGAAATTGAAATTAATAAGGTTATAGAAGATTTAGAGCTTGTAAGAAATGAGCTAGATATTGCACATAAAGAAATTGAAAAATACAAGAAAGAAGTCGAAGACGATGATGCAAAATGGAAGCGGCGATATGAAGAATTTCCCATTGCAACAGATGTTTGGATTTCTATGAAGACTTATGGTTGGAGCGATATTGTATGTGCTGGAATTATGGGAAACTTAATGGCTGAAACAGGTGGCTCTGGAACATTGCATCTTGATTGGGACAGTAATGGTGAAAGCGGCTTTGGTCTTGTTCAGTGGATTGGCAGTAGACGAAGTGCAATCAAGAGTAAATATGGCGAATATCCATCTGTTAAGGAACAAGTGCAATTTATTTATGATGAGCTGTATGGGGCAAACGGTGTTTCTTGTCAAGTAACCGATGGTCAATTTAATGCAATTATGAATGCGGAAACCCCTGAAGAATGTGCGTATGCATTTGCTTGTTATTATGAGAGATGTGCTGTAGAGGTTCGTAGCATGAGAAAGAACTTTGCACGAAAAGCTTATAATTATTTTGTAGATGATAAAGTGTAAGAAAATTTTTATACATAACTAATAACATTATAATATTTTAAAATGTCTACTTTAAAGGAGTGAAGATATGATTAGTGTATTACATTTATTATGGATTGTCCCAGTATCCGCAATGATTGGGTATTTTGTTGCTGCATTATTGTCGGCAAACAAAGAAGATGGAGAGATTATTTTAAAGTAAATCTAAGATAAAACAACACTATGTCGGAGTTTACCAAATCTCCACAAAGCTGATATTTCTGTGGATGTTTAATAAAGCTAATAAATTTACAGGAGGAAAATAGATATGATGCTTGAGGCTGTATGGCTTAAGAATGGCAAGGAAGTATATAAGGTTAGTCCAGTATTGAATATCGTGTGCGAAGATGATATGAAGAGCATTGAAGATATCGAAATCGAAAATGAATATGGGTGGTGTTCGTATACTGATTTCGAAGTAGAAGCAGATGACTTTATTATTAGAGTTAAGAAGGATTAATTATGATGATTGAATATAAGACTAATCCTGTTAAGGCAATTAGAGAAAAGTGTCTTGACTGCTGCTTTGGTTCTATAACGGAAGTCAAGGAATGCACAGTAGAGAGATGTCCGCTTTATCCTTATCGGCTGGGTAAAAATCCTTTTAGACAGAAGAGAGAAATGACAGAAGAGCAGAAAAAAGCAGTGGGAGATAGGCTTAGAGAAGCCAGAAAAACCAATGCTAACAGCAATGAAGATTGTGAGGATTAACGATGGATAAACACACAGCAACAGAGATGGCATATAAGAACGGATATTCCAACGGCTATAAGGATGGCAAGAATGCAAGTGTTGTCCATGCTAAATGGGGAAGACCAGTATTAATCAATGGTCATTGGTATAGACCTTGCTCTAATTGTTCATATAGTAGTGCACATGGAGCCGCTGACAATAAAGAATTTATGCCAAACTTTTGTTCTAATTGTGGGGCAATTATGGATTTAAAATAATCATTTTAAGGTGGTAAAGATAATGATTGCACTGTTGGGTAACTATGAATATTTTATGGATGGCAATGATAACATTAGAGACTTTTTGATTTCATATGCAAATTATATTGGTATTGATATGAAGATTTTTAACATCCTAGCAAATAGCGGTGAGATGTCTCATAAGGAACTTGTAGAATATATCAATAGGTTTTGCAATGCAAACGATACAATCGAAGAGATTTATGAGATTGGCAAGAAGTTTTATTAATAAAATAGTGGTTTTAAGGTGATAGATATGAACGATAGTTTGATTGTTACTTATGATAATTGTCCACCCGATGTTCCGACATTGATTGTTGCAAGAAAAGATAAGCACGATTTTACCGTCTTAAACAAAATTCAAGGCGATGCTGCTTTTGGGATTTATCATTATCTTACTGGCGGAGCAGAGTTAAAAAGTTCAAAGGAGATTCCTAAGAAGGTTGTTTGTGATGGCGACGATGAAAGTGATTATGTTCGTTGTCCTTGCTGTAATGAGATGATTGGTTCAAATGAATTCGTGTATGATGAATTTTTCTATAGGGATTGGAAGCCTATGCATTGCATTGAATGTGGACAGGCTATGATTTGGAAATGAGGTAAGTTATGAAAAATAAATGTGATTGTTATCATAAAGAAATCAAAAGAAGATATGCGTGTCATCCGTTTACTGGTAGACCTATTGGACACGATATTGAGATAGGTGTTTGTTGGGGAACAAAAGAGATGGATGAATGTTCTTGTTGTGGCGACGAAACCAAATGTGACTTTTATCCAGAAGTTAGAGCAAGAGCAAAGAAGAAGGTGTCTATTGAAGATGCTATTAGCCATTTCAAATATGGTATTAGCCACGATATTTTTAGTGAGCCAGTAAGAACCTATGCGAAAATGGCTGTCGAAGCATTAGAAAAGCAGATTGCAAAGGAGTATTAATTATGATTAAAGTAACTTGTGATATGTGTAAAAAGCCTATTGATTTTAATGTTGACGGTGTAAATGTTCAGTTCCATAGTTATGGTGTTGTTAATTTTAAGACATATTATGATGACGAAAAGCAACTTTGTGTTGCTTGTGCCGCAAAAGCTAGTAAATGGATTGACGACCAGTGCAAAGCATATGTAGAAGAAATAGTTAATGATGCCAAAGATTTGCAAGAAGAAAAGGTTGTAAAAAAAGTTGAGCTTTAAAAAACATATTTTAAGAGGTAAGGTTATGGATTTCAAATACAAAGAAACAAGAGCTAATAGTGATGATACATGGAATTGGGATATTATTGGCGAGTTTCCAGTAAAATTTATCGATTTCTTTATGTGGGTGTTAAAAAACGAAAACTCATTCAGGGTAACATTTGGTGCGAGCAACAAGTGCTATGGTGGATGGCTTGGCAACAGACTTGAAGCGCACAAGATTGAAGATAAGTGGTATTGGGAGAAGCAAGAACCTGAGAATTGGTTTGATGAAGTTGCCAATAAAAATATAACTAAGTGTTGGGCTAACGGCGGTTGGGGTCAAATGTTATATATCTGCACATTTGAAGAATGATAAAAGTGTATTTGATGAGGATAATTAAATGTCTAGTAATATTGTAAATAATTTTGCGTCTACGATTGTTACAATCTTTAAAGATGTTGTAGAAAAATACGAAGACAATCTTGAAATTATTAAACAAGCAGAAGATGAACTCAATGATTTGTCACATGAAATTGAGCTGTCAAATCCCAAAGATATGTACAAAGGGTATCTGGTATATAAAGAGATTAGAGAAATTCGTATTCGTAGGCGTACCGCTAAAGAAGAAAATGAATTACTGAAGGATATGTATGATTATTTTATTGGTCAAAGTGGACAGGCATTTAAGAGCAAGATTCAATCTATCCAAGGTAATTCTGTTAAAATCAGAAATTCTCAAGAGCAGAGAACTTATCAACCAAGACAAAGAAGTGATTTGACCATTGCTGATAAGCATACAGTTGCCAATAAGCCGTTTGAAGAATTGTTGAGTGACTTTAATAAGAATAAGGCATATATGAGTAATGGCAAAATGAGAAGATAAATATGTTTTAAGAGGTAAAAATATATGATTAAATATTTTTGCGATAGATGCAATAACGAAGTGAAATCAGGCGGTATTGCAATTCCAATATACGCTCGTGATGATATTGGAACAAAGATTTGGTTTATGGAAGATAAGCTTTTGTGTAGTGAGTGTGCTAAGAAGTTTAACATTGTTAAAGACAGTTTGAAATATGAAGAAGATTTCTTTGATATGTCTGATGAAGACATTACTCTAATGGAATACGACTTCAAGGTTGGTGATGAAGTTATAACGAGTACTGGTCAAGTTGGTATTATTGAAAGTATTTGTGATTGTGAAAGATGTAAGGAACGAGGTTTCTATGAGCCGAATGTAAAGCTGACTAAAGGTGTTGGTGGAATTTATATTACCGATTACGACAAAAATAATAATTTTTCAAACTTTTATAAAATTGGCAAGTACAAGTTTGGGAACATAGACAAAGAAAGCGTTAAGCGTAGTATTGAGATGGAAACTAAAAACATTGAAGAGGCAAATAATAGATTGGAAGAGCATCGCAATCAATTGGAGCGTATATCTTGGTTGAGTTGTCATGATGCGCTTCAAGAAATGATGAAATAAAAAGCGTATTTTATGAGGTGAATATATATGGGTTACAAAACTGGAGAATTATTATATGTTTGTAAAAGAAATAGGAACTGGAGAGATGGCGTTTTCGTTCTTTATAGAGGCGAACATAAGGGCGATGTAGATTTGAGCTATCATGGAAGTCCTTATTATGAAAATTTTATTGTTTGTGAATATCTTGATAGTCGTGACAAAGTTGAATTTGGAGACGAAACATATAGTTGGCGCTCTGTGGATGAATATATTAAGAGCATGCAAAACAAATTAGAAGAAATTAAAAAGATAGCAGATTAAAATACGAATTTTAAGAGGTGGTTAGAGTATGAGTAAAGCGTATATAGTATATGAATCTTGGGGTACTTGTGCTGATTCAAGCCCTATTATGGTATTCCTAGATGAAAAGAAGTGCGACGAGTTTATTTCCGAAAAGAATAAAGACTTTTATGAAGATGAGAGACGAGAGAAAGAATGCAGAAGATGTAGGGGATGCAAGAATGATTGGGATAATGCAGAAGACGGTGTTTTCTTATTAAAGGACACTTGTGGACGAGCAAGCATTGATACTGACAGACATGGTATGTATTGTGAAAATGATGCATACGAATGTTACCAGTATTCATCTAATTATTATTCAAAGTATGAAGTTGATTTGATTGATTAACACATAAAAACAAACTTTTAAGAGGTAGATTATGAATTGGGCTTTTAAACAAGAGTGTTCTGATTGTAAGTATTATAATAGTGGCGAATGTACTCATCCACATTATATGTATTGTGAGCATTGTGAGTTATGGACACCAAAATGGCATGATTGTAAGCATTATGATGGCAAATTAGGATGTTGCAAACTATTAAGTGATTGGACGGAAGCAATGCCAATTCTTATGCCTTGTGTTGATACCCCTTGCGAACATTATATAACAGAATAAAAATAAAATTTTAAGCGATGATTAAGGTGGTTATATGACTGTTAAAGAGTTCATTGAGAAGCAAGCAAAATATTTTAGAGAAGCCAGTTATGAATATCCAGAAGCCCATCATAAACATCAGTATTATAAAGGTAATGCAGTTGCCTATGAAGTTATGTTAAAGGATATGCCTACTAAAGCATTAGAGATGCATATGTACGATGAAGTAATATATTAAAAATAGAGTTTTAAGAGGTATATTATGAAATACAGAGTATTTGATAAGACAACTAAAAAGGATATTACAGACCAATATGATTGGGTTATAACTACTGATGGTGAACTTAACTATTTGGTATATGGCGACCTTATTGGCTATCCTAATGCTATGTATATTACTACCGAGGGGATAGATGAATTAGATAAAAGTCTAAAAGCAGTAGATGCAGTAAGACACCGTTGCCGTAAGTGTGTTTATGAAATAGGATGCACAAAAGATAAAGATAATGAGCATAAGTGTACTGATTATAAGCGAGATGCAACAGATGGTGGTTATTATGGGTGATATGTATAAAAAATGTAAAGAAGGACTGCATCCATTAAAAGAGATAATGAGAACTGACGATGGTATTGCAGACATAGTTGTTCGTTGGTGTCCTGACTGTGGTGCTATAGTAGTTGATGCAGAATGTGATGGCAGAATATATGCAGGACATCGTATGAAAATGGTATTACCTAAATTAGCAAAAGAACATAATTAGGTAAGCACATAAAAATGAAGTTTTAAGCGGTGAGAAATATGAAACATTGGTTAGATAATTATATTTACGGAGAAAGTCTAACGGCTGACCAATTACGATATATGCACATAGACCCTTTAAAATTTTTTGCATATAAAATGGCAGACTATAAGGATTACGAAGCAATAAAAGGTCAATTGGCTATATTACAGAAATCTCTTTGGAAGGGCGCTTACTTTAAAGATGTGTCATATATTTTAGAACATACTGGCTTAACAAAATGGCAGAAGTTTTGGCTGAAATTTCAGTACATGTTTCTATGATTTGGCATATCAAAATAAAGTTTAAGAGGTAAAGTTATGGGTGTAGATTATACAATTATTAGTAAGCCATCGTACATTACTTTTGAATGCCCATATTGTGAGATAAGTTCGGAAGTAGACTTTGGAGAAGTGGACTTTAAAACGGACTACTGGGGAGATGGAGCGTGGGTTGACTGTCCAGTGTGCGGCAAAGAAGTTGAACTTGATAACTATGAATATGATTAAATTTATTGGGGTGATATAAAATGCTGAGATATAGAAATGGAGATTTTTTATATGTTGTAGGGGCATTTTTAAGTGAGAACATCGAAGATACTTGTCGATGTTTGGAACAATGTGGTGTTTTAGCCAAAAATGCAGATGGTACATATAAGATGTTTAATGAAGTAATGGAGCAAGTTTATAATTTACATGTACACGAAGGGCAATAAAAATATACTTTTAAGAGGTATGATATGGCAGTATTAAAGAATAAAGACGGCAAAGAATTATATGTAGATTGTTGCTGTGGTTGTGATGAGGGAATTAGATTTAGAATTGATAAGTTCGCAGATGACTTCGATTATTATTGTTTTATGACTTATACAAATGGACAGTTTTACAGAGAACAAGATGATAAGTTGTGGAAAGTTTTCTGTAAAAAGCTGAAGAAGATTTGGGCAATCATTAGAAATAAAGATTTCTACTATGCCGAACTTACTATGAGTAAGGACGAATTTAATGAGTTTAGAGAATACATTAATTCTGTGAAATGAGGATTTCTTATGACAGAAGAAAGAAGAGCGGAAGCATTTGAATACATAGAAGCCCAGTTGGATAGCGGATATATTGATTTAGGATTTCACGACCAAGATGAACTTGAGATTGTCAAAGAAGCAATGCAAACATTAAAGACGATAGACAAACTTTGTAGCATTGGATGTACAAGTTTTCGCTTGACTCCCGAAGAAATTGAAAGGATTTTAAATAATGAGTCTAATTAGAATTTCAGAAAGTGATGGCTGGATTGTTGACTACGACAGAGAGCGCGGCATGTATCGAGCAAGTTATTTTGAAGACAATCATTTTGTAGATGAATGTTGGTTTGATGCATACGAAGAAAGAGAAATTCGTCTTCCCTCGTGTTCTGTCGGAGACGAGGTTTGGTATAAGGGATGGAGAAGTGAACCTGTTAAATGTAGAGTGTCTATGCTGCAACAAAAGGCAGACAAAAGTTGGAAGGTTAGATTAACACCGCCAGATAGCGGAGTATTTGATATCACATTGAACGAATTTAATGAGTTTTGTTTCTCTACCAAAGAAGAAGCAATGATATAAAAATTATATTTTAAGAGGCAGCTTATGGAATTAAATGCAGAAAAAATTGGCGTGATTGCACAGCCTATAAAACCCAAGAGCGTACTTTGGATAGGCGATGAATATTATAAGACTATGTTACACGCAGACCAACACTTTAATTGGTTTCAGAAATTGATGTGGAAGCTGTGTTTTGGTGTTAAGGTTGAAGATTATAGTGAGGAGTGATTTGTGTGCCTAGACTAAAAGATGAGACGATTATTCAAAATATTAAAGATTGTGGTCAGTCTTTGATTGACAATGCAGAGAAGATTGTAAGAGATTATAAGTATAGACAAGGACTTGTTATTACTTGTTATGTTGACGAGTATGATAGAGCGCCGTATATCAGCGTTCAAGAAGAGCTTATTCCTGAGAATGTAGTTCAAAGACTTGAGGATGGCACTTATGAAATCTGATTGTTATTTTGATGAGTGCAAACATTGTATTAACAAAGAATATAATGATGATTTGGTTTGTTGCCTAAGCAATAGGCTGAGTCTTGCGTGGCATAAGTTGCTTTTAGAATTGCCGCTAATTAATAAGTTTATAGATAAACATAAATATTGTCATTGGTTTGAAAAGGAGTAAAAACATGTTTAATAGAATGCGAAAGTGTTTAGATGATTTTGAAACAAATGTTAAGAAAATCGTACTCACAGAAGAGGAAGCGGACTATATCGATTATTTCTATCTGAATTTTGCCAAGGCAATGCTACAAGAATGTCCAGAGGTTAGCAAGGTAGCAAGAGTTATTGTGGTCGAACATGGTTTGTTTGATGATGTAAAGATTAAATTCGGGAAATAAAAACTTAATTTTAAGAGGTATAAATATGAGCAGAACTTATTCATTGGCAAAGAATTCAGATGAGCTAAAAAAGTTAATTGCCGAAAATCCAGATTTACCGATTGTAGTCTTAGCAGGAGAAGATGCAAATGACGGCTATTGGGGTTGGATGTATTGTAGCAGCATTACTTTTTCTATAGGCGAAATTCTTGACTGTGATTTTTATGATTATGATGATAGTGTGTTTGTAGATAGAGATAGATTAGAAGAGAAAATTGCAGACGATATTTATGACGAGAACGAAGAAGCATCTGATGAGTATTGTGAAGAGCTTATTAAGAGCAAGCTAAAAGAGCTTGAGCCTTATTGGAAGAAAGTGATTGCTATCTATGCTTCAAATTAAGGGGTATTAATATGGAAGAATGGATTAAAAAGCAAGATGTGTTAGAAATACTGAGTTTACCATCTGATATTTTAGCAGAACATATTCATGAATTAAAGGGTGTTTGGGTAGATGAAGACTGGTCAAATGATAAGTGGACTCCTTGTAATGAAGGATTGCCAGAATGTTTTTTGATTAGAGACATATTCGGAAGACCACAAAGTTATATGTCTGACCCCGTTTTGGTCACTGTAAAATCAGAAGAATGTGACGGAATTCGTTATTATGTTGGAACTGACTATATGAGTGGCAAAACTCAAGATAGTGTAGATTGGGTTATGAGTTGTGGATATGGCGGTAGTGTCGTGTATCATCAAGAAATTATTGCTTGGATGTACAAGCCATTATCGTATCAAGAATAATGAAAATTGGTTTTAAGAGGTACAAATAAATGATTGAATTGAAATCTGGCAGTCTTACAATGCTAAAAGATGCTGAGCCTATTTGTGAAATTAATAATGTAAATGGGTTTGTCGAATCTGAAATTGACCCATACTCTTTATCACAAGAATCTATAAAATTTAATCACGAAGCAACATTTGAAGCAGAATTAGAAAGCTGTTCTCCGCTGATGACCTATACAGAGGATTTGAGTGGTAGACCATTGAGTGTCGAATACGATGCATCTATTATGGTTCAAGCTCGTTGGCATAAGAAGCCTCGTATCAATAAGAAATGGCTTAAGAGATATGGTATGAAAAAAGATAAGGTGCGAGTAAAATGTGACATTGATTCTATTAGTCCAGACAATTCATATGACCCTTATGATTTGGTTGAGTCCAGAGGATTTAATATGGAGCTTAGTAATATGCAATATCAATTCAGACCAGACCAGTTGCGTAAGAATTTGAAGATGGAGTGGTATTGAATGGAGTGTAAGAGTTGTAGATATCTCTGGGTTGGCAGCGATACTTTTCCTTACGATGTATGTGATATCAACCATATGTGCGACCCAAAATCTTGTGACATTACAAGTGACGAGGAAGTTGAAGATATGGATATCTGTTATAATTGTCAATACTGGTATGGTATGGGCGATTGGGGATTGAGTTGTGCCAAGAATTATTATAATTGCAGTCATAATGGGTTTGATAAAGCTTGTGAGCAATTTGAAAGACGAGTGACCACCACTTAAAAACATAGTTTTAACTGCAAACATATAAGGATATATGGTTAAAAGTAACATCATTTGATAACTTTATAAGAAGTATGGTATGATTATATCAAAAGAAAATACCAACTTCAAGGAGTGAAATGTTGTGAACGAAAATATGGAGCGGTTTATAAATTCAATAGAATCACCGAACAGTCAAAAAGTAGCCAAGTTCGCACTAAAAGATGTTGATGACGAGATTGAAAATTATGGTTTAATGGAAATTGAATATTTTATATTGAATAGAAAGCCAAGTAGTCCAAAAGAGATAACAACGATATGCTATATCCTTGGTTCGTATAGTAAATTTTTACAAGAACAAAATTTAATTGATAACGATAATCTCTATCAAATTACAAAAGCATTAGATAAGAAATTGCTTTGGAAGAAGTGTAAGCCTAATGCCAAAAAGAAATTTATTTCTGAAAAAGATTATCAAAGAGTTATTAAAGATATCGCAACATATGAAGAATTTAATGCGTTATATTATGAGTTGTTATTTAGTTGTATTTGGCACGGCATTTATTCCGATGATTTAAGCGTAATAAAGAATATGCGAAAATCAGACATTGATGACAATGGTATAATAACTTTGCGTGAAGACAACAATCATACTTATAAAATTAAAGTTCCAGAAAAGCTTGCAATTGATTTGAAGAAGCTTGCAGATGTAACCGTTTGGCAGAGACCGAACAGATACGGAATTTGCAATGTGGAAATGCGTGGGGTATACAATGACAGCATATTTAAGGTTGAACACAGAAGTACCTCTTCTAATGGCAGTTATCGCTTTAGTTATTACGCTAAGCTACGCAAGATAGCAAAAGAATATTTGGAATATTCTTTATTACCACTTCAGCTTTATACATCTGGTGTAATGCATCGAATTAAGACTGAATTAGGAAAGAATAACATTCCTTTAGAAGAGGCGTTTGCAGACAACTCTCGAAACAAAATGGCTCATCTGATTATTCAAAAGGAGTTAATTCGTTGTAACAGCTCTATCGAGGTTGGCAATTTTCGTGAGCTGGTTAAGGGACATTTAGACAGTTTCTAATTGGTTGAAATTCCCATCAAACAAATGTTCGATAGGGTATTGTAATATTCTAAAAATTATTGTAATATAATTTCAGGAGCGAAGCCACGAGGCATAAATTAAATTGCTTCGTGGTGGAGAGCCACTATATGATTAGGAAGGAATAGATGTGCAATATGGCTGCTGAAAAAACTTTAATGAAACTTGATTTTATAAAAGATGAAGATAATGCGAAATTAAATGAAACATTCAAAGACAATATTAAGTTAAAAGAAATACATATAGATATCTATCCGACAAACCCTCTTGTTTCTTCTCCAATACCATATATGCTTTTATCAAGAACAATCGAAAATAAAATGTTGGTTAAAAACAGTGGAAATCGTCTTGTGCTTAAAAAGAATATTGATGGCTATGATACATATTTTATGAATGTTTTATTATCGGAAATCAAAGAGTGTTATTGTAAATATTCCGATGGGTTCTTTGAGTTTATCCTAAATATTCAGAATATATATTATAAAATAACTGTTTTCAATTAAGAAAATTATATGAAAGAAAATAAAATACAATAGATATAGAGACTGAAAAGGGGGAGATGTTGTAAAGGCTGTCCAGCCTTTACTATAAGATTAAATTAACGACATTAAAATGTGTGTTTGAAATTGTTATTTTAATATAAAAATAGGTATTGACAAAATATGTAATTACGAGTATAATATGCTTGTAACATATAATGTTATACTATAAGAATAAAATAATAAAAAGAAAGGTATTGAAAATGAGTACGACTTTAAAATTTGACCGAGTAATTCTAACCAAAGAATTAAACGAAAAGTTTAAGCAAGTTGGTGAGGTGTTTGAAATTGCTAATGTCTTAGACAATTCTTTTCTTTTAAGGGATTCTAGGACTAGGGTTGCGCTTGGTGTTATTAGTTTCGAAGATTTTGAAAATCATTTTGTACACGAAGAAAATTTCAAAGGGTGGACGAACTGGCAACCTCTTGTTGGATTTGATGGTCACAATGACGCCTCTTACAGGACGAATGGCAAGAAGGTTCAGGTGCGTTTCTTAATAAATAAGGTTAGAGCAGAAGCGTGTTGCTGCAAAGATGATGAGTTTAATCTTGCTTTTGGTTTGCGTGTGGCGTATTTGCGATGCTTGAATAAGGCGCTGGCAGAGAAGAAAAATAAGGCTGAGCGTGAAATTGCAGAGAATGAGCATATTTTAAAGAAGATGATTAATTCCTTAGATTAACGAGGTGATTGAATTGATTTATCTCGATGCTGCCGCAACAGCTAAATATACAAATATTGACGATATTGTGGTGGATACAATTATTACTGCAATGAGAGATAGTTGGATGAATCCATCAAGTTTATATGCTGTCAATGTAAAAGAGAAAATCAATAAATGTAGAGCGAATATCGCAGAATTTATTGGTGCAGAGCCTGATGAAATTTATTTTACAAGCGGAAGTAGCGAAAGTAATAACTGGGCAGTGCAGGGCTTTGTGAATTATTGGACTTCAAAAGGACTTGTACCGCACATCATTACGACAACAATAGAGCATAAATCTATTGTATCTTGTTCAAATGGCTTGCCAAATGTCGAATTCCATTATGTAAATGTAGATAAAGATGGTATTGTTGATTTACAGACATTACATACTTTATTGCAGTATAATAAATCTTTTACATTTAACAATGTGACACTTGTATCAATTCAATATGCAAACAATGAGGTTGGCACGATTCAAAATATAAAAGGAGTTGCCGATTTGATTCATAAATACGATGGCGTATTGCATGTTGATGCAACCCAAGCATTTGCCCACATTCCTATTAATGTAGAAGAACTTGGTGTGGATATGATGAGCGCAAGTGGACACAAGATTTCCCCTGTGCTGAGAGGAATTGGATTTTTATACAAGAAAAATGGTATAAATATTCAACCGCTTATTTATGGAGCGCAAGAGAATGGTATGCGTGGTGGCACTGAAAATACATATGGAATCATTGGATTAAATAAAGCTATTGAGTATTGCGATGTTAGTTATGGAGTAATGCTGGATTTATGTGAAAAGCGAGACCATTTTATTGCACTGCTTGAATCTAAGTTTGGATGTAAATTAAACGGACATAGCAAGTTTAGATTGCCTAATAATATTAATGTAACATTTCCACAGAACATAACTGGCGAAAGCATGTTATATATGTTAGATATGAGTGGCATTAAAATAAGCGTAGGCAGCGCCTGTAATTCTCGTTCTTATGAACCCTCTCATGTACTTAAAGCAATTGGACTTGGTGATGAAGAAATGATGAGAAGTGTTAGATTCACCTTGCCAAACGATATCACATATCAAGAAATTGATAAGGTTATCGTAGAAATTGACAAAGCAATTAAGATTATTGAAGCAAATTAAATGGAGACTGATAAATATGAACAAGTATATTATTGGCGGAAACAGTACTGGTAAGACTCGTAAAATGTTAGAAGAAGCAAAGAAGAATGGGGCGGTTGTTGTATGTAAACATCCTCTGCATATGCAAAGTAAGGCAAATAGCTATGGAATCTACGGGTTAAAGTTTGTTAGCTATGAGGAAATGAATATGGGTATTCTTGAAGAAGAAAAGATTGCTGTTGATGAACTTGGCGAATTCTTCAAGTATCGTTTTGGAGTAGAGCTTGATTCATTTACAATGACTGTCAGTTGAAAAGAGGTGAATTGAATGGCATATAGAGTCTATGATAAGAAGAAGCGTAGATTTGTTACAGATAACATCTTTTTAACACCTGATGGCGAACTTATTGAATCTAAGAAATCCTTATTTGGCAATAAGCTAACTTTTGTAGACCAAAATAGATTTGTGTATCAGAAGTATATTGAACTTGATGATAAGAATGGTACACCCATTTACATGGGAGACTATGTAAAAGCGCAGGTGGCAGAAGACAAAGAGATTACTGGTCTTGTTACATACGCACAGGAGTTATCCAGTTATGTTATTTTGTGTTTTGACACAGACGAATATTTTACTCTTGGCACTGAAGTCTGTGAATTTATCGAAGTGATTGGTAATGTGTTTGACGATTTAAAAAAGGGTAAGTAAGATGGTTAGTAATCATTATAAAAGACAAAGATATAATCGAGAAAAATTCATCAAAAAATGTTGTAATGGTGATGGGAAAGTTATTGATGAATTTATAGTAAACAAAGGGCATAAAGATGGCTTAGAGCGTCATTGTGTTACTGATACTGGAATGATTATTATATTCAATAAAGACAGCGGAAAGCTTGTATCCAAATTAATCGCACGACCCAATCAAATTAAAAGATATTATTATAGAACAGACAGAGAGCCACCAGCATCACTTCTTAGATTGGCAGAATGGCATGAGAGTATGGGGTACAATAGATAGTATTAAAATAGGAATTTTAAAGGATTAGTTGGAGGTGAAAATATGGAAACTGTGAAGATTTACTTAAGCGGAGGCATGGGAAGCCTTTCGATGGAAGAGCAGTCCAAGTGGCGTTCTCAGATTATTAAAGAAATCAAATTTAACTGCGAATGTGAAAAGAAGCCAGTTTTCTTTAATCCAGTAGATTATTACAATTTTGAAGAGAAGCGGCACAAGACAGAAAAGGAAATCGTAGAGTTTGATTTAAACGCTGTAAGAAACTCAGACTTAATCATTGTAAACTTTAACGACCCTAAGAGCCTTGGAACTTGTGCAGAACTTGCTATTGCTTATGATATGCACATTCCCATTATCGGAATCAATAAAGATGGGGTAGAGCTGCATCCTTGGCTAGATACATTTACTACAAGAATGTGTGACAGTGTTAGAGAAGCAGTTGATTATGTTGTTGACTTTTATCTAAACTAAACAAAATAAACAAATATATAGATATAAATTTGTGCAAAATTACAACTTGAAAAACAATAAAAGAGTTTGTATAATATCCTTGGTAACTAATAAAGTTATATAATAAATAATTAATTTAAAAAATAAAGGAGAAAATTTATGAGCGAAAAGAAAGTAATTAAGAAGTCCGATTGGCAGTCCAGCTTTAATCTTGTTGGCAAGCCTGTCGTCAATGACTACACATTTAAGATTGATGAGAAGAGCGAAAAGTCAAATTGGGTCTATAACGCTCTGAATCTGGGCGTGGATTGTGGCGAGGCTCACGGCACTGTATATGCAGAGATGATGGGTGGCTACAGCGAAGAAAACGAGAACCGTATCTACGCACACGGCAAGAAGGACGATGGCTCTGACGACTTTGAAAAGCAAATCATTGTAGATTGGGATGACCGATTTAATGAAGATGTACTTGAAGAGGTTGGTGACTTGTCTTTTATCACTGTTGGCTTGGAGAAGACTAACGATGGCAAGACCTTCTACAAGAAGTTTTTGTCTGCTTATGACGCAATTGCTTACATTAAAGAGCATCTTACTGAAGATATGGTAATCAATGTCCGTGGTAACCTGAAGTACTCCGAGTACAACAACAATGTTCAGGTTCGAAAGAATATTACCAGCATTGCACTGAGCAAGGTAGACGACCCCTCTAAGTACAAGGCTACATTTACTCAGTCTATTCTGATTGACAAGGACTCTACAAGCCTAAAGGCTGACAATATCGACAAGGATAAGGGCGTTATGTTTGTTGATGCCAGAGTGCTCGACTATGTAAAGGAAGTTAACGGCATTGAAGTCAAGGGTCAGTATCCTTATCGTAAGCGATTCGAGTTTGCAATGAACTTTGAGAATGAAAAGCAGTGTAAAACCATTCTTGAAAAGTTGTTTAAGGTAAAGAAGGGTGTTACTCAGATTACTTTTGATGGTGAATTTGTCGAGGGTGGTGCGGTAGTCACTGTGACTATGGACGACCTGCCTGATGATATTAAGGATTTGGTTCTTGCAGGTGTTTACACCGAAGAAGAAGCTTGTGCTAAGTGCACTGCCAACGGTAATCGTGAGCGTCGCATGGTTCTCAAGAAGCCGTCTATTAAGTTGGTTGGCGATGACAAGACCCCTGTTGTACAGAAGTTTGAAGAGCGATTCACAGAAGACGATTTGGTTTTGGATTATCTGTATAAGAATAAGGATACAGACAATAATAAGCCCCCTTTTGACACTGAAGAAGAGAGCGATTCTGACGCAGATGACAGCATGGACTGGCTTAACAATCTGTAATACCAATACATAAGATATAATGTTATATAAACAGAGAGGGATTTAATTGTCCCTCTCTGCTGAAATGAATGAATAGGAGTATGATAGAATGGCAAGAAAGTTTGGTAAAAAGAATCATGTTAAAGTAGACCCTTTTAATTATTCTCTTATGATGCTAGGCGAACCCAAGATTGGTAAGACATCTTTGCTGTATAAGGTTGCTGAAAAGTTAGTTGGTGAAGATGGCTATATCTTTGCCGAGTTGTACAGAGAAAAGGGCGCAGACGCAATTGAAGGTATTGTCGCAGAAAATATTCCTACTTGGGATGACTGGGTAGAGTTCGTTGACGATATTGTAGATAATAAAACCGAAGACTATGCAGACCTTAGAGTTGTCTTTGCTGATACATATGACCAGTATATTTTGATGGCAGAAGAAGAAGCAATTAGACTTTGGAACAAAGATAACCCAGATAAGAGAGCCAAGACTCTTAATCAGTCTTGGGGTGGATTTGGTTCTGGTAAAAAGGTTATTGAATTAATGTTCGAACAGATTGATAGACTTGAAAGTGTTGGCGTTAAGGTTTGGTGGATTGGTCATGTCAAGACAAAGGAAGTAAAGAATATTTATGACGAAGAAACATATCAGACCCTTACTTCTGACCAGCAGCAAAATTATTTTAACGCATTAAAGAAGAATTTGCACTTCTTGTGTCTTGCATATTTTGACAGACAGCTTCAGAAAGAAAAGACTGGTAGAAAGAACCTCGTCACTAAGAAGGAAGAGACAAAGACTGTAATCAAAGATGAAACCAGAAAGATTAAGTTCCGTGATGATTCTTTTGTAGTAGATTCTGGTTCAAGATTCTCTGATATTGTTCCCGAAATTAACCTTGATGCAGATGAGTTTATTACTGCAATTACTGATGCAATCAAGGCTGAAATCAATAAGGGCGGCGTTTCCGTAGAAGACCGCAAGAAGGAAAACGATAAAGAAAATGCAGAAGAATTAAAGCGCATTGCAGAAGCAGAAAAGGCTGCTCGTGTAAAGAAGGAGCTTGACAATGTAAAGGCAGAAATCGTCGAATTCTTTATGGAAAACAAGACAAATGTGGATATTATCAAGCCTGTGCTTGCAATTTGTAAGGAAAGCGGTTTTAGTAATCCTAATGAGATTGACGACTTGGATGTTGCCAAGAAAGTCTTGGGTGCTTGTAAGTAATAATTAAAGTTATACTCAGTTATACCCCTATGATATTTCTATTATAGGGGTATAAGGGTATAAAACATAAATATGAAATTGAGGTAAGAATATGGCAAAAAATAAAATGACCGAAAAAGAAAAGCGAGATTGGGAGAACCTATATTATCATGTGAAAAATGTGATGGGTTATGATGAAAACCAAGCTTTGTCTAGCACAATGGTTCTTAGACTTAAAGGTTTGTTGACCAATAAGTTTATCGAAAACAACAAAATTGAATCAACCGCCAATTATTCTTATGAAACTATATTAAACGCATTTAAATATTCTTCATTAGATATTCAGAAAGCGTTGAGAACTAATAATTTCAAAGATGAAATGCATCGCTTTAATTATTTATTAAAGATTGTAGAAAAAAATATTAACACCGTATATATGAAAATGAAGAATGCTGAAAAGGCAAAAGAAGAAGCGAAAAATACCGCTATTGAAGCCCCGACACATACAGGGGCAGAATTTAAACCAAGAGAAAATAAGAAAGATAAGTTTACAGATTTATGGTGAGTGGTGTAGACAATGGCAGAAAAGAACACTAGCAAACTAAGTCCGTTTGAAAAACAGCAAGCAGAAGCGGCAAAGCAAATTCTTGAATATAAGTTAGGTGCTGAGGCTTCTATTGTTTCAATGATATATAAAAATCCAGATTTGTTAAGAGAAACTAATTTGCAGCTTAACGATATTCATAATAACTGTTGGCGTGTGTATTTTGAGATTGCTAGAGATATGATTATTAATGAAAAGAAAGCGACTCTTTCAGAAGTTGATATTGGTCTCTACTTAGAAAAGCATCCTAAGTTAGCTGATAAATATTATAATGAATATGGTGGATATCAAACAATTGAGAATGCTGGATTTTACATTAAAGAAGAAAATTTTGATAGCTATGTAAGAGATTTAAGAAAGTGGAATGTTGTAGCAAAGCTCGTTAAACACGGATTTCCTTGCGACAAAGCAAGATTAAGTGAAATCTGTGATATGTCGGCAGAAGACTTGTATGATGAATACACAGTTTACTTAAATGATATTTTTGCCAATATTGACAATAATATTAAATCTTACAACGGCTTTGCAGATATGAAGAGTTTAATTGATGAACTAGATGCTGGTAAGAATGTTGGCATTCCATTTGCAAATTGCGAAGTTCTCAACAGAGAGACTGGCGGTATGCTTGGCGGTAATATTATAGGATTTGGAGCTGCATCTGGCGTTGGTAAATCAACTTTAAGCATTAACTATATATTCCCATCGATGATAAAATACGATTTAAAAGCAGTATTTATTATTAACGAAGAAGACCAAAATAAGTTTAAAAAAGAAGCATTAACATGGTATTGTTCAAATGTGTTAAAGCATCCAATTCCCAAGAGAGTTCTTAGAGATGGTAACTTTGACAAGGAAACTAAAGAGGCTCTGTATAAGGCTGCCGAATGGTTTGAGAGTCAAAAAGAAAAGAAACATATCACAATCATTCCTCTTGAACAATATACGGCTAGAACGGTCATTAAGCTTATTAAAAAGTATACAAAGATGGGTTGCGATGTAATTGTGTTGGATACATTAAAAGAGAGCTATGATGCTCGTGATAAGGAATCTTGGAAGTCTCTTATGACAGACTGTGTTGACTTCTACGACTGTATTAAGCATACAAACACTTGTATGGTGATTACATATCAGCTTGTAAAAAACAAGAGCAAATACCTTACAAATGCAGACATTGGTATTTCTAAAGGTATTCTTGATATTTTTAGTTTGAACATCTTCTTTAGAAGACCTTTACAAACAGAATTTGAGGGCGGCAAAGATGAACTGTATTGTTATAAGCCCATTAAAAATAGTAGTAGCAGACTTGAATTCAAACTAAACAAAGATAAACATTATATGATTGGGTTTATTAGCAAGAATAGACACGGAATGAGCGACATACAAATTATTAGCGAAGCAGATTTCTCCATTAATCAGTATAAAGATTTGGGATATTGCAATGTTGTTCAAGATTATTAATATAAATAATAAATAAAGTTATAGGGTAAGGTTATGACAATTAGTGAACTGAAAGAATATATCTATAATAACAATAAAATAGAGTATATCTTAGAAGAGATTGGTTGTCGTAGTATAGTCTATCATTCAAATAAAGAATATTTTTCATGCTCTAATTACAACGGCGACAATCCAAGTGCAATTAATGTAAAAAATAATGAGTATCTAGGTGTAATTAACTGGACTCGTAGTGAATTTGATGGCAATTCGGATTTGATAACTTTGGTTCAATATAATAAAAACATGTCTTTCATAGAAGCGGTTAAATATTTACATAAGATTCTTGATTTGCCGTTTGAACTTAAAAGAAAAGAAGAAAAGCCGCAGAAGAAATTTGACCCATTAAGCGTGTTCAAGCGTGTGTTGCGAAGCAATAAAAGAATCATAAATGTAGATGACATTCATATTTTGGACGACAAGCTAATGGATGATTATGTCCCTATGTTGCATATTGACTGGGTAAAGCAGGGGGTTACTGAAAGAACGAGAAAGAAATTTGGTCTTGCCTACTCATACAAATATAAGAGAGTTGTTGTTCCGATGAGATACTGGCTTACTGGACAGTTGCTTGGATTCAACCAAAGAACAACAGTTGAGAACTACGATGAATTCGGCATTAAGAAGTACTTTTTAACGCCTACATATCCAAAGCAGCTTAATTTGTATGGCTTATATGAAAACTATGATTCTATTCAAAAGGCAGGATATGTAACGGTGTATGAAGCCGAAAAGTCAGTACTGAAAAGAGATAGTCTGAATGACCCGACTGGTGTTGCGTTATCTGGACATATTCTTTCGGATGAACAAGCTAGAATTCTCATTGGTCTTGATGTAGAAGTTGTTATAGCTTTAGACAAGGATATATCCTTAGACGAAGTAAGGCATATGTGTAATAAGTTTAAGAACATTAGAAAAGTTAGTTACATCTATGATAAGTGGGATATATTGGGCACAAAGGATTCTCCTGCTGACGCTCGTAATAAAGATTATCAATTCTTATTTGATAACAGAATTGTCTACGATAGAGAAGAGCAGCGTAAATATGAAGAAAGTTTGAAAAAGGAATAAGAAAAATGAAGAATTTATATTTTGAAAATTCAAATGGCGAAAGAAGGATTATTGCAGAAGTTTCGAGTAGAGCAGAGGCAATTGATGAAATTTATAATTTTTGTAATGACAGGAACTTTAAGATTTATTATGTAAGAAGTTGGGAACTTCCAGAGGGATTTATTAAATATGATGTTGGCTCGTGGAGCGAGTTCTTTTATTTGGAAGTTTAAAATGGTGATTTTAAAGGGTGAATAATTAAGGTTATAAACATAAGGAGGAGTTAATGGATAATAAATGCAAATTAATTCAAGGTGATTGTTTAGATGTTATGAAAAAAATCCCAAACGAAAGCATTGATTTAATTATTACAGACCCGCCATATAAAACAACGCCTTATGGTAGTGCTGGTAATAGCGGTGGAATGTTCAGACAAAGCATGACAAAAAAGGGTATGATATTTGCATTTAATGATATTGATTGCAAGTATTATGCGCCAGAATTTTATAGAGTATTAAAAGACGGCAGTCACTGTTATGTTATGACAAACCATGTCAACCTTATACATATGTTAAGCACCTTTACCGATTTAAGAACGGATGAAGAAATAGAAAGCGGAGTTAAACCATATGGATTTCACTTTATTAAGTCTCTCATTTGGGATAAGGGAAACAAAATTATGGGACGATTTTATATGTCACAATTTGAATATATCCTTTTCTTCAGAAAAGGAAAAGGCGTACAAATTAATAATTGTGGTACAAGTGACATTCTTTCTATACCAAATAAAAAACAGAAGGGTGAAGATGGCAAGAATTTGCACGACACAGAAAAACCAGTTGAGCTGATGAAGATATTGGTTGAAAACTCTTCAAAAGAAAATGGAATAGTTTTAGACCCATTTATGGGAATAGGGGCTACTGGAGTTGCGGCATTAAACTCCAATAGAAGTTTTATTGGAGTAGAACTAGATGAAAAATATTTTAATATTGCAAAAGAGAGAATTGAAAATGCAAATAACTATTAAAGTTATATAATTTATTGTATGAAAGGTAATAATTATGGAACACAAAGAATTTAAAAGTTTTATGAAGACCGTTGGTGGCAACGAGGGTAATAAGTGCCATTATCCAACTAGATTGGATACATACGGCTGTGGTTGTTCGCATGACTGTAAGTATTGTTACGCAAAGTCATTACTTGATTTTAGAAAGTTGTGGAACCCAACTAATCCATCAGTTGCAGACATAAACAAAATCAGGAGAAAGATTGCAAAGCTCCCCAAAGACACTCCTGCAATTCGTCTTGGTGGTATGACAGACTGTTTCCAGCCAATTGAAAAAACCCATAGGGTTACATATGAGACTATTAAGTGCTTAAATGAATACAGAATTCCATATTTGATTGTAACCAAAAGTGCCATTGTTGCTGATGATGAATATATTGAAATTATGGATAAGGAACTGGCACATATTCAGATTACGGTTACTACGACAGATGATGAATTGAGCAAGACTTACGAAAAGGCAAGTGTGCCGAGTGAAAGAATTAAGGCAATTGAGAAATTATACGCTGCTGGGTTTGATGTAACTTTGAGACTGTCGCCTTATATTCCTGAATATGTAGATTTAGATGTGTTGAATAAAGTTAAGTGCGATAAGATACTTGTAGAATTCTTGCGTGTGAACAATTTTATTAAGAAGTGGTTTGATATTGATTATTCAGACTATACAGTAAAGCAGAGTGGCTACAATCACTTGCCGCTTGAAAAGAAAAAGGAAATGATTAGCAAAATTACTGGGTTTAAGGAAATGACCGTTTGCGAAGATGAGTCAGAAGCATACGAATATTGGAAAGAGAATTTTAATCATAATCCTGACGATTGTTGTAACTTGATGGTTAACAAGTAAAATTACGATTTTAAGAGGGCAGAATATGAGATTGTTTTATTGTCCCAAGTGTTACAAAGAAGAAATAAAAAATGGCTACCCATCAAGAAGTGAAATAACATATAAAAATATTCGAGATGGATATGGAAGACCAATTACTCATTACAGATGTGAATGTGGCAATTTGCTTGCTGGGTCAATCGATATTGCTGGATTTGAAGACGATAAAGATGCTGTTAGTTATTATAAGGGAATTATTGAAGGATATAATAAAGACGGCATTTATTATAGAAGCGGACTGTATGAGAAAATCAAAGAAATGTATGAAGAAGAATTAAAATTGCAGTTTTAAAGGGGTAAAAATATATGGAATATAGCAGACAAGATGTAAGAATTAATACAAAGATTACAGATGAGGAAACAATAGCAAAAATGGCGAAGCCAATAGTTGATTTTGCTGATAAACATGGTGTTTATATTAATTTAGGATGGGGCAACGATGGTTGTCTGTTTGCTACATATGAAGCAGAAGGTAAGACATCTGCATATTGTAAAGGCATGGTTGCAGAGATTAAGCAGATGCTAAAGGACACTTTTAATTGCAAAATTGATGTAATGTTCTATGCGTATTAAGAGGTAAACATAATGAGAGTTAAAGTTGGCGATAAGGTTTATATTCCAAACCACAAAAGACCATTCAGAGTCAGAGCAAGAGATGATAGATATATTATTTGTACTAAACCATTTAATGCTCAGCATACCGTTATATACTTCATCGTTGATTTGGTAGACAAGTGGAGAGCGCCAGACAATCTGATTTTTTGTCTTGGTTATGAAACAGATGAAGACTGTGAAGAAAGGCTACGACAGTTGCAAACTGGCGAAATTGGATTAAGTTGGCGAAGGGGAATTCCATTAGATATTGATATTGAGTGAGGAGTGAGCAAGTTGACAATACCTGAATACAACAACATCTTTTATCCAGCATGGAATAAGGCGAGGTCTTTTGTGGAGTGTTTTGAACACGCACTTCAAAAGAGTGACGACAATGCTCGTATGCAGATGGAGTGTATTGGTTGGGACGAAGAAACCAGACAGTTTCTTATTGATGCGATTTATATGATGAAAGATGCAGCTAAAACGAGTTATAGTTGGAGCAGAAGAGAATGGTGGAAGGAGCAAGTAGATGGCGAGAAAGACATACGATGAACTTAAAAAGATTATGGAACAAGAGAATTGTTCACGCATTTGGAGCTGGTCGAAGTTCAATTGCTTTAAAACTAGTCCATTTGAGTATTATTTGAAGTATATTAAACACACAGAAGAAGACAGACAAGATTGTATTTATACAAGTACTGGTTCTCTGGCGCACGATATTATTGAAAAGTTCTATACTGGCAAGATTAAGTATGAAGATATGATTGGCGAATTTGAGGATGGCTGGATTACTTTGTATAATATCGCTCAACTTAAGTTCGACAGAAATAATGAAGAAAAGAATAAGAGTATTGGCGAAAAGTATTACTTAGATTTACAACATTTCTTTAAGAACCATACGACGCTTAAGTACAAACCTGCTCTTGAACAGTTTGTAAAAGTAAAGATTGGAAGCCATTTATTTCATGGATATATCGACTGCTGCTTTAAGGATGATGATGACAACTATAACATTATAGACTGGAAGACAAGTACGGTATATAAAGGTGACAAAGCAAAGAAAGAGTGTGGTCAGCTTGTGACATACGCTTTGGCTTTGAATGAGATGGGTATTCCAATGGACAAGATTAAGATTGCTTGGAACTTCTTAAAGTATTGTACCGTTCAATACACACAAGCCAACCTAGAAGTTAAGACTAGAGAGATTGAGCGGTTTGAATTAGGCGAAAAGCTTCAAGCAAATTTGAAAGTTTGGTTAAAGAAGTTGGGTTATAAAGATAAGATGGATGAGTATCTTAAGATGGTTATTGATACCAATAGTATCGAATGTCTGCCAGAAGATGTTCAAGCTAAGTATAAGATTTCAGACTGCTATGTTTATGTTGATTTAACTGATGATTTAATTAATTATTGGAAAAACGATATCATTACTACGATTAAGGATATAGCTCTTCGTGAGAAGGATTACGAAGAAACCAACAGCGAAAATGTTTGGTGGGATACCGATGAATCTGTAAAGGCTCAGAGTTATTACTTTAGTACGCTATGCGGTTACAGCGGTACATTGCATAAGCCTTATGGTGAATATCTTAAGAGACTTGAGGTTACTAAGAGCGGTAGTGATATGTTTGGTGGGTTGCTTGGTTCTAATTCGTCCGCTTCAAGTAGTAAAGTTATAGATGTTGATACATCGTTAGACTGGTTGAACAATATCTGAGGATATAAATATGATGAAGACGAAAGATTTAACCGACCAAATGTTTGGTAGGTGGAAGGTGCTATATCAAACAGAAGATTATATAACACCAAAAGGTGCTCGTCATCCTATGTGGATGTGTGAGTGTCAGTGCGAAAATCGCACAAGAAAAGTAATCGATGCATATTCTTTAAATAGTAAAAATTCTAAATCATGTGGTTGCCTAAGAGATGAACTTACAAAAGTAAGAAACAGTCGTAAAAACAAGTTTGAGTTAATTAATGACGAATATTATATTGGGTACACTCAATCTGGTAAAGAATTTTATTTTGACAAAGAAGACTTTGATTTGGTGCGACAGCACTGTTGGGATGTTGATAATTCAACTGGATACGCAAAGACCATAGATAGAATAGATAATACTGGAAAGCTATATCTCCATAGATTAGTTATGGGTTGTACAAAAGGTGATGGTATAATCATTGACCATATCGATAGAAATAGAATTGATTGTAGGAAGCATAATTTAAGAACAGTAAATGACATTCAGAGTGCAATTAATAAAGGCATTAAGTCGAATAATACAAGCGGCAAAGTTGGCGTTAGTTGGAACGAAGACCGCAATAAGTGGGAAAGTTATATAACTGTAAATAAAAAAAGATTACACTTAGGAATGTTTGATGATTTTGAAGAAGCCGAAAAGGTTCGAATGGAAGCCGAAGAAAAATATTTTGGCGAATATAATCCAATATATTAAAGTAGGTGATTTAAAATGATGAACATAGAGGGACATTGGGAAACGATTGATAGCCTGAGAGATATTTCAAGAATTGTTAGAGAGTATTATAATCGTGAACTTGCGGATGAATTAGATAGATTTATTGAAATACAGGAAGACGAAATTAAGAAATTAGAACAAGAGCTATATGAGTATGAATCTTGTGATGGTTGGTATGACGATTAAAAGCTGAATTTTAAGAGGTTAATTATGAAATGTAGTAATTGTTATTTGAGATATCATTGCGATGAACAAACAGAGTTTATTTGTAAAAGCAATGATTATTGCAAATATATACTAGAACAAACAAATACTCATGTTGGACTATATCAGAAGTATACAGTAACAAACAATCGAACTGGTTTAGAGGTATATGATTGTTTTGTTTTGAAGCCTATGAAAGATGAAGCGGCAAGATTAGCATTGTTATATTACGCAGAAATTTGTGGCGACGAAGCTTTAAAAAATGATATTAAAGCGTGGCTTAATAGCGATTAAAAGTTTAATTTTATGAGGGAAATTATGGAAGGTTGTAAAACACAAGAAAATAAAATTAGTGTAACAGAATTTATTGAAAGATTGAATAGTGTTATCTATTGGCAAGAAAACGGGTGCTGTAGTCAAGAAGACATAGACGATATCAATAGGGCAAAAAGGATTATAAATCTTGTGTTAAAACAAATGAAACTTGATACAGTAAGATGATAAAAGATTAGTTTTAAGAGGTAAGAAATATGAGTGAGGAAAGAAATGTAAAAGTTAATTTTGCAGATGAAGACCACATATGGATTGATGGCAATCAGTTTATTTCATTGAATCGTTTTCTAAATGTGAAAAAAGATTCGTCAAAAGAATTAAGACTTCTTAATGAGAAAAATATGGAACTTACAAAAGAGAATGAAGCAATGAAAGTATTGTTAAAAAATCAGTTAAATAATGTTGGGTACAAAAATGAAATTATGAAGTTTGCCAAATATTTAAAAGATAGTTCGTTTTGTTGTGATTCTAATGATTGGCATAGTTTTCAAGCAATTGATACTGACGATTTAGATGGATTAGTAGAAAATTATTTCAAAATAGTAGTAATTGAAACATAGATAAAAGATTCATTTTAAGAGGTAGGTGATGATATGTATAAAAGCCCAATAGAAGTGTTAACAGGTGAAATGAATATTGAATATGAGAATGGTGTTCTAAAATACATTCAGAATCTTTATCCATCTATTGATAAAGAAGAGCTTACTAAGGCGTTACAGTATGACAGAGAACAGTATAACAAAGGTTATAAAGATGGCGTTATAGAAACAGAAAAAAGAATTAAAGAAGCTTTAGAAATTGCGTGGGATAACGGCACTATTGACGGTGATTGGCATAAAATGTGGGTTATCGACCAAATGGTAAGGGCATTATGTGGCAATGAAGAAAAGTATAATAGATGGGTTAATGAATATGAAACACTATTGCCAGATGGCGATTATTATGAATGGGATTGTGGTATTGCACCATAAAACTAACATTTTAAGAGGTAGCATATGTATTTAAGATTTGTTGGAGCAAACGGTTCAATGGGATTAAAACACGGCAATGTTTATAATGTAGATGTTAATTCCGATGGTAAGTATCTTTGGGTAGATTGGGGCAAAAATAAATGTCCTTATTCTTCATTTGAAAGTTTTGCATCTAATTGGGAAGAGGCTCCGTACAAAAAGGGAAATTACGAGGATTGTATCAAGTTCATAGAAAATGATTTGAATATTCGTTTATTAGACTTTCAAAAGGATATTATAAAGAGTTATTTTGAAAATAGAATGGTAATTACTGGTCGTGGTATTGGTCGTACTATGTGTAGAAATGCATATGGCAAATATATTGATAGTCTTATGATTGACGAAGAATATCAGAATGAAGCATATGTGAGGTAAAGATATGAAAGATAAGTTTACGATGGAACTTGTTTGGCACAATTGTGAAACGCATCCTCCTAAAGAAGCAGAGAATGACCATCTTATTGCGACAGATGGTGTAGATGTATACGAAGCATTTTGGTACGCACCAGACGGTTTCCTTATTCGCTCTAGACAAACTGGCAGATGGTCTGGTTTTGATAATGGTAATGACGAGTGGTGGTGGGCAGATGTTCGTCAGACTGTGCAAGGTGACAGAAGATTTAATGAGCATAAGATTTATAACGAGTTTTTGAAACTTGGATATTCAGAAAAAGATTCGTTTAATCTTACGGTGTTAGCAGTAAATACTTCTAAGGCGTATAGTGGCTATGTTGATATTGAAACAGCAACAAAAACATTGATTGATATGTTTGCAAGAGTAAAAATGGAAGCAAATAAGAACGATTAAAACAGGGATTTTAATATGAGGTAAAAATATATGAAGTTAAAGAACATTACATTCGTATTTGAAAATTGCGATATGATTACAATTGATGGGAAATACATTGGCAATTTCCTTGTAGATGAAATCAAAACATCCATTCAAAGAGTTGCTTGTAATGCAATTATGAAAATGGATATTGCAAAAGTAATTGCAATTGAAATTCACAAAGATGCAAACAAAGAGAGATGCGCTCTTGGTTGCGAAGATTGGAAGCAAATGACTTTTGATAGGTTTTTAGAATACGATGATATTACAAGTATTGAGTTTGAATTGGTAGAAGAGTATGTTGATGATGGCGAGGAACCAATTACAGAGCATTATGATTACTTTGTTGATTGGGTTGGCGATAGCGATATGGAGAATGAAGCACAGCATAGTTATGTGTCCAAAGACAACAATCTTTATATCGTAATTTCAGATGGCAAGAATGTAGGAGATTATTTTGATTTCGAAATGATTGATGATTCTGAGTACATGGATTTCCAGTTTGAAATGTATGATGTTGGCGATGAAAATAACATAGAAGTGTAATTTAAAACAAAGATTTTAAGAGGATAAATTATGTACAGTTGTTTAGATTTGAGTAAAGATAAAATTAGGAAGAGCGTCATATCTAAGTTAAAGGCGTTAGGATACGAAGTGTATGACGGCACTCCTGTCTGGATGACTATTAGAAAAATACAAGAAATTATCAAAGTAATTCAAAGATGTAATGGCTTAATGATAGACGGATGTATTGGAAGAAGAACAATGCCGTTGCTTGGATATAGTGGTGATGAGATTAGAAAGATGTTGAAACTTCCTGAGCATAATAATACTTCTTCTTGCTATTATCCATTTTGGCTATTATTTTGATTTTGGGAAATAAAATAAAGGTTTTAAGAGGTAAAAAATGAACGCAGAAGAAAGACTGCTTGATGCAGGATATGAAGGTATAAAATTTTTAGTTAATGAAAGTTATGATGACGCTTTGATTGGTGTTAGTGAGGATGGCAGAGCTATCTATGATTTTGATAAAATGGTTGAATGGCTAATGAATAAATACGGTTGGTCTGATATGGAAAGTATTGAGTGGATTGAATATAATACAATTCGTGCATTGCCATATATGGGGAACGATGCTCCAATTATTATGTATGCACTTGATTAAAAATTTTTTT